GTCTCAAACTGTGTGTCTAAATTACACCGTAGGCTACACATCTTTGCAAATGCATACAGGCTACCTGACCAGTACCACTCAGTCATTGTGGACTGTGGCAATACCATACGTGCTTGCTCTGGTGCTACACCTGCCTCTATAAGTTTTCTGTATACTGATATAACATATTCATCACACTCATGTACCTCATCCAGTATGCTAAGATCAGGAACTAAACTGTCTTTATACACACCGTACTTCTCAGGCTCTTTTTCAAACACATCTTTTATATGCTCGTATTCACCACAAGCGTACATCTTATCTAGCTCAAGCACTCCACTACTACCTTGTTTCTTGTCTGTACTACGTCCACGCCAATGCTCTGGTTCGTAGAACTCAGGCTTACTATCTACGTAGCGTCTGCTTATCTCATTCCAAGGCATGTACTCGTGCTTCTGTAGCTGTCGTGCTACAAAGATAGGAGCCTTAACATGGAATGTAGCAAAGGCATGATTGAATGGTGACTTGTGGTTGTGTTCAGCTAGATAATTAATTAGCTTCTCATCCTTACGTGAAAGCTCCCACTTACCTTTTATTAAATCAGTACATTCGTACTTAGACTTCTTACCAAACGATACACGTGCAGCATTCACTACAGTAATATCGTCACCCATATGTGATACATATGTTACTTCAATCATTTATTTTCCTTTCGCATTCTCGTATAGTTTTAAGAGCTATCTCTGGTGTTACCTTGAACCACTCCTTTGACTTTGCTACATGCTCTCTTAGTGTATGATGAACATTGTCTTCAAGTCTACGCTTGTCTTCACTATATATTTTACCATGTTCAATAACATCTTGGAAAGGAGTCCATGTGTTTGCGCCAGTCTTTCTTTTGTCTACATCAATGCTCATGCCTATCTTAACGTGGTCTGCATAAGCAGGGATACTAAACACATAGACGTAACCAGTTTTAATCTCAGGCTCAGACTTACGCACATGTTGTCTTGTCTTAACTAACTTCCTATGCTCACGTGACTTCTTTCTATTTGTATCACACGTTCTGCATATGTATATGTTCTTTCTAAGATTACCCAACACAAGGTTATGCTCTCCTAGCTTTTCTCCACAATGCTTGCAGCATTTATCTAGCTCCTCAAATGTGGGATACTTTCTTTGTTGTCCTGAGTTATCAGTGTACTCATATCTACCGTCATTATATTCAACATCAAACATAATCAATCTCCTTCTACTAAGCTACGTAACGTGCAATCTTGTATTCAAGATCAGTGTGTACAATACCATGCCACCCAGATAGTTTGTTCTTTACTACATTGATGTGGCGTTGGTTGTCCTCTTCCTCTTGCCCTTCTACTGTAGGGTTCTTGGAAATCATAATCATCAGGTCAGCCTCTGCTGCCTTACCAGTACGTGACCCTTCCATCATGGCTTGGTTGAGTACCACCTTGCCCTCTGCCTCTGCTGATAGCTGAGACATGTAGAACATAGCACACTCATGTTGCTTGGCTATCTGTCTTGCATGTACCGCATTCGCTTTGAGTGCTTCGTCAGGACGTGAGAAGCCACCCATCTTGGCAAACTTATCACCCATGTCAAGTATCACAATGTCAGGCTTGTATGACTTACATACTGACTCAACCCAGTTCATGTCACGACCTGTGGCATCCTTGAACATAACGTTCTTGCGTATCTGATCGAACACGTCCATAGCTCTCTGCTTGTTCTTGCTAATCTCGAACTTGTCCATGCCTGTGGCGGCTGTAATGTACCTGTGAGCCACCCTGTGATAGCCCTCTTCGTTACATAATATGATACACTTAGCACCTTGCCACGCAAATCCCTGTGGAGAAGCGACAAGTGAAGCATGGAATGATGTCTTACCTGTGTTTGGCCTCGCCCCTACCTCAATCAAATGTCCTGCATTAATGCCCTCTACCTTACGTGTCAGGGTAGGAATGTTGAACGTCCATTGTGACTCCAAATCTGTCATAGACAGGATGGTATCAAGGCTGATGTCTTCCCATTCTACATTGAGGTTAGGTGTGAAGTCATCACCATACTGCTCCATCAAATTACGTAGTGGTTCAAGGCTAGTCTTACTGCCATTCACATAGTCAAAGCCAAGGTTAGCAATGTCCTCACCCACTACCTGTTGGAATAGCTTGGACAATACTTCCTGTGCCACGTCACTACCCATAGGTGTTTCTTTCTTTACCTTGTGGAACAGGTGACTGTATGCTTGCTTCTGTGCTGTAGTTAGTGTCGGATTGTTTGCCATGAACAATGCTTCTATCTCGTCAGGTGTAACTGTACGTGAGTACCTGTCCATTGCTACATCCACTGCCTGTTTGATCTTGCGTATGTCTTGACTGAACAATCTATCGGGGCATTTAGCACCACGATGCTCATCGTAGAACTCTTTGTCCATCAAGCTACGTACTAATGATAATTCCATTATGTGTCTCCTAGTGTTGTTAAGTTATCCAAGTCGGTTTGGTTTCGGTATTTAAGGTCATCTTCTAGGCGTAGCACACTTACCTTTGGTACTAGCCCTCGTAATTCTTTTGCGAACTGTAGCGTCTTGGGCAGTGCGTCAGGGTCAAGTGCTACAATTGCTGTTGAGAACTGTGACAAGTGCTTCTTATGCCCATCGGATAATGATGTACCCAACACTGCGACCCCGACAAATCCATCAGTACCTACGATGGCTGCACTCACACAGTCCTCAACAACTACAGCAGTTGTACCATGTCCACAGACGTATGGCAAGCTGCTTTTTCCATATCTTTTCCACTTGGGTATACGTTTACTCAACGATCTACCAGTGGCATCTATCATAGTATTACCCTGCATTACAGGGAACACCACACGATGTTCCTTCACATCATACAGTAACCCCAACACCTTGGGGTCTAGCTTCCATTCATTACAGAACTCAGCTATCGCATCGTCATCTTTCACAATCCACTCAGGCTTGTCGAAAGTTATAGAGTGTGTCTCTTCTGCAACACTACCCAGTGATCTACGTATGTCATCTGCTGTGAGATGCACACGCTTACCACCAGATACATGACACCCTGCCTTGTAGCAATTCCAAATCAGAGAACCCATGTTGTTCGTGATCGTGAAGGTCTTGCGCCCACCACACTCAGGACAGTCCATACGTTTAGTATCTCCATTTGTAAGTGTTATATCATTTATAATATTAAAGACACTCATAATGTATCACTTTCAATGTTGCTCCTTACAGTCGATTGTACAGCAATGTCTCTCTGTGTCAAGGCACTACTTGCACTTTCGTAAGTGTGCTTGTGATATGGCTTCACTGAAGACACATGAGTATGTCCAGATACAGCCATGATTTGTGGCAATGGTACTCCCTTGTCTATCATCTGTGTTATACCAGTTCTCCGTATGTCCATGAGCCGTAGCTCTTCGGGTAGCTTTGCTAGTCGCATGATCTTACGTCCAACCTTGGACAGTCTCTCCATTGCGTATGGTTTATATGCACCCTTCACAGGCTGTGGATGTGGTACTACCCAAGGTTGAAAGCCGAAGTCTTCCTTCTGTTCCTTGAGCATTGCAGTTAGGTTATCTGTGATAGGTAGAAACACATCAGCCCTACGCTTGCTCTGCTCCAAGGTAAGCTGTTGCTTATCCAAGTCAATGTTACCCCACTGTAGGTTACGCATGTCACCCAGACGCTGACACCACTCGTATGCCATGTGTATAATTAACCCGACATTCCGATAGTCAAAGTCACTGTACGCTACGTCAAGAAACTTGTTCACCTCACCATGTGACCACACCATCTTACGTTGCTTCGCAGTCTTACGCTTGATCTTACCAAATGGATTCTGCTCTGCATGTTCCATCTGTATGGCATAGTTGTACACCCTACTGGCACATGTTGCCGCATGGTTAGCAAAGCTAATGCCACGCTTGACCCACTCCTCATATGCGGCCTTGGCTATCTTAGATGTCACGTCCTTGTACTTACGACACCCAATAGTCTGGTGTACAATGGTCAGAAAGTATCTATAATCTACCTTAGTTGTGTCACGTAACATATTGAAATCATTGGATTGATAGTAAAAGTTTATCAGGTCAGTGACCTTGCCACTTGGCTTTAG